TAAACTGTTCTAAATAGGTTTTTATATTTTGTCGTATTAAATCTGGAGTTGATATTCCCACACAACCATTACAAAAGTCAGTTTTAGACCAAGGATCTCCTACTAAACTTTTCGAATTATCATATGATAAAATATATGTTTTTACAGTTCCTAATCTAGTCTGTATTCCTTCCTGTAATGTTGTAACATCAAGTGTATCTAAACTACCATCACTGTTGAAATCAAATGAAGAATTATTACCATCTGGACTCCATCCAAAATCATTACTTTCATTTAATAGTATTTCGTTCCAATTTGTTCCCCCTGGTATTTCTGGATTATCAAGAGTCCAATTTAAAAAATTATCAAAAGTTCCTAAAATATTATTAACATATTGTAATGCTTCACTAGCTATCATGCCCTGTTCATCACCTCCAACATCAACTCTTTCTACATAAACTTTTGCAATATTACCAAATTTAGAAGACATATTAACAATCCTTGCCTCATAATCATCCTTTGTTACACAACGATTTTGTGTTGAGAAAAAAGCTTTAGAATTTTCTCTTATCTCATCTAATGTCTCTGTATCATTTCCGCCAACAGCAGGACTTTCATTTGTAACTGTTAATGTACTATCTCCTGGTATAGATGATACATTACCAATATAACTAATTGAATTTATAGTATTTAAATCACCCGATGGAACATTTGTTGCTATTCCACCACCAACTCTGTAAGTAACAGTTAATGTTGTATGTGATGGAACTTCTCCAAGAGTAGCTGTAGAATCCCCCAACAATGGATTTAAGAAAGAGGATAACTCTTCAGCCTGCCCCGCGTAAGTTATACCAGCATTTAATGATTGTAAGAATCCAGTTTGTAAATTACTTTGACCGTTTCTTAATATACCATTACCAAATATTAAAGCTGTTGAATTATTTGATTTAGTTTCTTTGATAAATCTTCTCGATGTCTGTATATAATCTAATACATATGGAACGGGAACAACTTCGCTTGTATTAACATTACCAATATCACTATAAGCAGTTCCCCTTAAATCATCCTGAGTATAATGAACATCTAACGGAACTTTATCTTGTGCTAAATAATCAACCTCATACCATCTATTACCATTTGAATCATAGACAGATATAATATCTATCACATTTGTTTCGTTTAATAGTACTTCTTGAAATTTAGTCGGAGCTCCTATATCAAATGTGGAAGTTTTAGTTTCCCCACTAACAGCTCTTACTTTTCTTGTTAATGTGTATTCATTTACTAAACCACTATCTACACTATAATCAGATGGCTCTGGATCTACTTCTAAACTACCACTAGCATTAAAATCAAGGATATCAAGTGTTTCAAAATATATAGTACTATCATTGGAAGATTGGATTCTCATTCCCTTATCAATAGTCAAAGCTTTATCTGTAAAGATGGGTTGAATATTATCACCGTCATAACTGTCTAAAGTAGCAGTCGAAGGTAATGTTTGTTTTACAGTTAACTCTACATATGCTGGAATAATTGGTTTTACTTTATATCCTAACATTTTTGCTATATTAACAACATTTTTTCTTTCTTGAGCTAATGGTAATAGCATTTCTTGATATTGTTGATCAATATAAAATGACATAACATCACCAACATACGAAGCCATTTCTATTAACATCATACCAGGTGATGTTTCGTTAAAATCTTTATATGTATTTGGAAAATATGTTTTTGCATATTTTATTAATGTATTTCTATATTGATTGAAATCTTTATTTAAATAATTTATATTACTATCTCTAAATTCATTTTCATTGTAAGGCATTTATTATTCTCCACTCGTTACATCTACATCAACAGAAGATAAAGCTCCTGGATCGTTTTGTATAAAAAATATAATTTTTACGGTTATTTTATTTTTACCTATAGAATCTTTTTCATCCATAGATACCTGTATGTCTCTAACTGATACAAATGGTAAATAAGTTGTAATTGTATCTAAAATATCATTCTGTATATTTAAAACAGTATCTACAGTGTATTGTTCAAACAAATATTTTCTTAAATTAATACCAAGTGTTGGTCTAAAAAATCTTTCTCCTTGATGAGTATTTAATAGAAGTCTTAGATCATTTTTCACAGAATCTATTGTTGTTTTGGATGTAGCAAAATATCCATCACCATCTTCTCCTCTTCTAAAAGGTAAATCTATACCAACGCTAACATTAGGATTAATATCATTTACAAAAGATCCCGTTTGTTGTAATATTCTAACCGCCACTATTATTCTCCAACTATCCCATCAATTCTTCTTCACCAGTCTCCACATTATCTACAAGAGCTCTTGGTATTTTTTCTTCTACCAAAACTACCGATGAAAAATCATTGTCTACAGCTTCAACTTGAGTATCAGAATCAGGTACTGGGTCTTCCATACCTATATAAGCATGTCCCACAGCTTTCATAGATCCACCCTGTCCTCCTGATTTCTGTAAATCATAAGCTGGTATTTGTATTGCATTTTGTCCTTCAGTTTTAGGTAAAGCAACTTCTATTTGTTTTTCAATTACACCCAAAAACTGATATACAGGTATTATAAATGGATTAATTAATCCGGCGAGAGGTTTAGTTCCACCAAGAGCAGGTACAGCTGGATCAATTTCCCAATTAGCCATTGCTTTCAAGGGATCTATTAATTTATCAACTAAACTCTTTAATATCCCTAGTTGAATAACTACCATACTCATAGTTCGTGATATTTTTACATGAGCATCTGAACTAGTAGTTGTTTCTAAAGATTCTAATTCAACAGAAGCTTTTAATTTTTCTACAGTAAACTTCAAGTTAGGATTAGTTAAAAAATTTAATATAGCACGAGTTTCATATTCAGATTGAACTTCAAATCCTTCTTTAACCTTACCCTCATATTTAAATTCTGGATCATGAACCTGTGCTGCTCTTATCTTTGCCACTATTAAATCTCTTTTTAATCCCACTACATACCTCGTTTTTGTTTTGTTTTTTCATCAACTTTTTTCATAAGACTTCTATAATCTTTTGTCAAAAAGTCAGGAGCATCATTTGGGTTAACCCCCATTGAAGCTGCTAAGTTATCGTTAGGCTTATCTGACATCATATCTCCATAACTTTTTCCAACCACCTCACTCATTCTTTCAGTTGTGTATTCTGCGCCACCCATTGTTTTCCAACCATCACCTCCGGCTGTTTCATTTAATACATCATTTAAAACTTTATTTTTTGTAAATGATTTTTCCTCAATAGGCTTAGATGGTTGCTGTGATGGTTGTTTCAATTCAGTTATTACTTCTCGAATTGCCATAGCAACTTCTTCTCTAACTATTGTTCTAATTAATTGTTTCACATTTGTTTTCTTTTTCATTGTATACCTCTTATTATGTTGGTGTAGTTCCATGATTTTCTATAAAAACTTTTTTACTTAATACTGTCTGAAGTGCTTGTTCTGCCTTTACAAGTGATGGTAAAATACCCACAGTCGCAGCAACTTGGGGGCCAAGCATAGTTGGAATAGACATCATCTTAAGGCCCTCTATTAATTCTTTTAAAATATCTACTAATTGTTGACCGTGAACCATAGGTTCAAATTCACCATCTACCATTTCGGGATCTTCTGATATTTCTGATTGATGATTTCCTCCTAAATATATTTCTGTAGATTCCAAGTGTATAGATTTATGTGATTTAATTATAGTTTTAATTCCACTTCCAACTACTACTCCTTTTCTAGCACTTAAAAATATACTATCACCAAAAGAATCTATAGTGATTTTATCAGATCTTAATAATACTTGATTCCCCCAAACAGGATTAAGACCATATCTATAGTCATATAAAGCTGGTCCTATTGAATATACTGCATCTGGAGAAATGTTTATATCTGATGAGAGTTTGAAACCACCACCAAGCATAATAGAATTTGATGTATTTACTCCTTGTTCAAAATTAGCATCTATATTACCGTTATTTATCATTGTAAGTATAGAACCATCAGTTGTTGTTTCATATCCCAAATCGGAAGTATCTCTATTTCTATTAGAAATTGTGAGAATTGGAGTATCGTTTCTACTACCCAATCTAATACTATTCCCAAATCTACCTTCTAATAATAAATCACCAGGTATTTCTCTCAATTTACTCTCATATAGATCTTCACTTTCTCTCATATGAGCTATAGGGAGACTATGACCAACACCATCCAAGTCCCATGGAAGATGAATATATGGTTTTTCTAATCTATTAGGGCAATACTTTGGAAAATAAGGACTTACTCCTATCTCAGCCCAATAATTTTGATAATCACTAGTTACATCTGTAGAATCAAATTTAGCTTCATATGGATTATACCCAGCTTCTATTATTTCATTGTATTTATGATCTGGATTTATACATGTTTTATTTTCTGTATTAATTGGACCCAAATAATAATTATTTCCTCCAAAATTACAAAGTAAAACTTGATCTCCTTGAGAGGGAACATCAACTATACCTCTTAATAAAGGATAGAATTGTGTTGCGGCCATATCTCCACCATAACTAGCTTCTAAATTATCACCATGAGGAATAGCTATTATAGAATTTATTTCTTTTGGATCTGAGTAAGCTTCCGAATGATAACGAGATGTAATAACTTTTTTAACATATCCAGTAATCCATTGTTTATCAATAATTTGAGGATATTGTCTATTTATTTTAGATTTACTCCTATAATTAGTAGGTTTTCTTACTGATTGTGCTATTGTGTCTGGTGATTTGGGCATATTAGTTTTCCATTAATCCTTTTGTTTTATTTTTTAATGTATCTATATCATCTTTTTTTCTTTGTAAATCGTTTACATCTTCTTGTAATGCGTTTATTAAATCTTCTTTTTCTGAATCGGATAGTAAGAATGATTCTTCATCATTTCCAGCAGATTTAGCTATTATTCTTTGAATTACACCAGCTAATTTGACAAGATGTTCATCATTCTTAACAGATACATCAAATAACTCTTTAATCAATGGTGCTACCATAACAGCATCATCGAGAGTTTGTATCATACCATGTATCTCTTGAATCAGTAAATCTAATTGTATTTTTTTATTTTTTTGATTATCATAAATGTCTTTAGTCAAATCTTCGAAGGTTTTACCTTTAAATATTTCATCTTTTGATTTCATTTTTACTCCAATATATAAAATGAATGTAACTATTCATATATAAATATAAAGATTGTAAAAATGTATGTGAAATAAAAAACCCTACTTTTAAGTAGGGTTTTAATGATTTTAGGTTTTTTTTTTAGAAAAATTTGTTTTTTGATTTTACTGGCTTAATAGTACCATGTGTATGAAATTCATTTGCTATTTTTCTGTAATGTTTTTTTAGTTCATTTACAACTTTTGTTATATAAGATGTATCAACATTAGCCATTTCTCTAATCAAAATATATAGAGCTTTCTTATTGAAGTTTTCTATTTCGTCTTTTCTCTTTATCAATTCAACAATTGAAAAGGCTACATCGATATCCTTTTTTTTGGAAAAAATTTTTGGAATTTCAGATTCAAAATATTCTATTATCTCAGAACTCAAATCAGTAAAACTTTGATCATCTGAAACATTAGTTTTCTTATAATCCAAAACATTAATTTTATCGTGAGTTTTATATTTTTTATAATTAGTATTATTATTTAATATTAAATAATTTTTAGCTACAATAGAAAAGTAACTAAATGCTTTTGAACCTTTTGTATGATCATATTTATGTAAATTCATTACAAGAAAAGCTACAACTTCGTTTTTAACATCCTCAAACTTATCATCAAAATATGTAAACTTAAATGTATTGATTATATTTTCACAAAGTTTATCAAATGCTGCGTGTATTTCATTTTGATATATTTTATTTCTAAATGCATCATTATCACTCATATTATATTTAATTATAGCATTCTGTACTGCCTCGTCAAAATATAACCTTTTTTTACTCTTTGGTCTACCTCTTTTTTTAGGAACTTTTACTTCTTTAACTTTTGTTTCTTTAGTTTTCTTTTTCGGCATTATCTTTCCCCTCCAATTGTTCATCATCAAATACTCCACCCAAAAGTAATTGAAGTTCTTTTAATTGTTCAAAAAAGAAACCTGTTTCATCATCTGATTCATAATGTCCTTTAGAATCTACAAGTTTCATTTTTTCACTTGCAAATTCAATTATCTGTTGAAATTGTATTATTAAGTTTTCGTATTGATTTATTCTTTTTAATGAATACAATAATAATGTAGATGATACTACACTAATCAAAAGGAATAAAACAAAAAATATCCACCACCACATAATTATCTCCTATACCACAAGACTACTACTAACAGAGATATTAATCCTGCTATCCCATCATCACTAACATTAGAGAGTATTTTTCCAATGGATTCTATAACTCCAAATGGATCTCCAAATAATAATCCACTTACTATCGCAAAAACGAATAATGTAATTAACAAATCATTAAACTTTTTAAAACTATCCGTTACTTTATTAAAAATATCTATTTTCATTATTATCTCCTATACAAACAACTCATCAAATTTAGCTTTGAGATTGTCTACTTTATCTTGTTCATCTTTTGTTTTTGGAACTCTTGTATTAACTACTTCTTCATCATTTCTATTCCACTGATCTGATTCAATATGAGTAGCCATCATATCAGCTTGATGAAGTATATAAGGCATATTAGAACGAAGTCCAAAGTCTGGATTATATCCCATTAAGTATGCTTTATTAGCTTCATCATATAAACCATCTGTTAATTTAATTCCAATGTATTCTTTATCAGTAACCTTGACGCCATAGTGTTGAAGTAACCATAATCCTCTATCAGGTACTTTCATATACTGAAGAGATGGATTGTGTGTATATATCTCACCACGATTCTTTCTGTGCCATTCTGAATCTTGCGGGATATAATAGTCGTGTTCTAAATCACCAACCTTACCCAAGTCGTGGTGCATAGCTGCAAACACTAACTCCTCATCTGTGAAGTTTATATCTGCTCCATTCTTTTCCCATATTTGTTTC